TATCAAGGGAGGAGATTTTAAAGGAGTAAAATAATATGAAAAACGGAAGAATAAAAGTACATACAAAAATGGGTGGTGGTCTAATGGGCGCTACTAAAAAATTAAAAGCTCAAGGTAAAATGGGTGGTGGACAAATGAAAAAACCAATGATGGCTAAAACAGGTAAACTTATTGGTAAACAAAAAAATCTACCTAAACATTTACAAGAAAAAATATTAGCGTAAGGATGAAATGGCAAGTTCAGGAACTACAAGTTTTAACATCACAATTGATGAAGTCATTAATGAAGCTTACGAAAGATGTGGTGTAAGAGTTAATTCTGGTAATGATATTAGATCAGCTAGAAGAAGTTTAAACTTACTTTTTTCTGAATGGGGCAACAGAGGTATTAACCTTTGGAAAGTAAAATCTAAAACAGAAACTTTAGTAAATGGTTCTGTAACTTACACAACACCAAGTGATTGTAATGACGTGCTTGAAGCTGTTGTAACACTTTCTGGAGGAAACCAACAAACCTTAACAAAAATATCAAGATCTGAGTACATTGCGATTCCTAACAAGACACAGGCAGGAACACCTTCTCAGTATTATGTTGATAGACAAATAACACCAACTATAAGTTTATACTTGGCACCTGATACTAGTGCGGTAACAAATATATTCTATTATTATCTAGCTAGAATTGAAGATGCAGGAGCATATACAAATACATCTGACATGCCTTTTAGATTTTTTCCTTGTATGGTATCTGGATTAGCTTTTTATTTAGCACAAAAAATTGCACCTGAAAGAATACAGGCTATGAAATTACTTTATGAGGATGAACTTAAAAGAGCATTAGAAGAAGATGGACAAAGAACGTCTGTATATATTTCTCCTAATGTCTATTACCCACAAGGTTAATTATGGCATACGCAAGAGGTAAATACGCAAAATCAATATCGGATAGATCAGGACAGGAATTTCCATATAGAGAAATGGTAAAAGAATGGAATGGTTCTTTGGTACATATTTCAGAATTTGAAAAGAAACACCCACAATTAGATCCAAAACCTCACAGAGCAGATCCTATAGCTTTGTATAATTCAAGACCACAAAGAAGTGCACCTGTTTTAGTCGATCTAGATCCTGCATTGTGGCCAGGTCAGTTTACAAGTAATAACATGCAGCCGTCTACAGACGCTAATGAAGAAAATAACAAAAGAGAGTTACGAGTTAGCTCAGGGGGTGTTACAATAGCAATATCATGACGTTCGCAGAATTAGTACAAAAGGTAAGAGATTACACAGAGGTTGATTCAACTGTTTTATCAGACTCTATTGTTGGAAGCATGATCCGTGATGCAGAGCTTCGTATTTTTAGAGAAGTAGATGCTGATTACACAAGAGAGTATGCAACAGCAAACTTGAACATTGGATCACCATATCTAGATTTACCAAATGCTTCAGGTACATCTGGAACTCAAACAACAAGAAGATCAATAATTGTAAGATCCTTTTTGGTTTATGATGACAATCAGACACCGACAGCAAAAGACTTTTTAGACAAGAGAGATTCGACATTTATATTCGAATATAACAGCACATCAGCTACAGGAGTTCCTAAATATTATGCAAATTGGAAGGAGACAACTTTAATCATGGCTCCTGCTCCAGATAAACAATATCTAGTTCAGCTAAGCTATATCTACACACCCGATGCTCTTACATCTACAAATACTACAACATATTTATCTTTGAATGTGCCTGACCTACTATTTTATGCGGTTATGCAACAAGCTTATGAATTTTTAAAAGGCCCGATGGATATGTACAAAATCTATTCAGACAAGTATAATGTAGCTATACAAAGTTTTGCGTTGGAGCAAATGGGCAGAAGACGTAGAGACGAGTATATGGATGGAGTGCCAAGGGTCAAAATTCCTTCGCCTTCACCTAATAATTAAAGATTTAATTAAGGAGAAATAACATGGCAATAACACAAGCAGTTTGCAACAGCTTTAAGAAAGAGATTCTTGAAGGAGTTCACGACTTAGAAAATGGTGGTGACGTTTTTAAATTAGCATTATATAAATCAACAGCGACTATCAACGCAGCAACAACAGCCTACACAGCGACAGGTGAAGTATCAGCGTCTGGTCAGTACGCAGCAAAAGGTGGAACTTTGGCTTCACAACAAACTTCATTAGCAGCTAGTGGAGTAGCGATTGTAGATTTTGCAGATTTATCTTTTACAGGTGTAACGTTAACTGCTAGAGGAGCGCTTATTTACAACTCAACAGAAGCTAACAAAGCAGTATGTGCTTTGGACTTCGGAGCTGACAAAACAGCGACTTCTGGAACTTTTACAATTCAATTTCCAAACTTTACTTCCTCAGCAGCTATTTTAAGAATCGCGTAATCGAGGGAGTTATGAATGGCGTCTACTTGGGGGACTAATGTATGGGGATCGAACTCATGGCAGAGTGATGTTAACTCTGTAGCCCCAAGTGGCAACGTCATATCTTTATCAATAGGAACAGAAGAAGCCTTTAACGTTGATGGTTGGGGTGGACAAACGTGGGGTTTTAACGTTTGGGGTAACCTAACAGATGCTTTCGCACAACCTTCAGGAGTCCAATTAACTTTATCTCAAGGAGACGAATCCGTAACAGGAGAAATTAATTCTGGTTGGGGTGGAGAAGCTTGGGGTGAAAATGCTTGGGGTATATTTGGTGATGTTCTTCTTGGATCACAATTAATTCAGTCTGCTGTTCAAAGTGTAACCACAACTGCAGATGCAAATGTAACTCCAACAGCCTTTTCTTTAACTTCAGCAGTTGGAAACGAAAGTGTTCAAATTGATGTAACTATAGTCAAAATTTAACAATCACTCAAGGTAATGCAGATCCAGAACCTGATGCAGAAGCAACAGGTCAAGCGTTAACATTAACATTAGCTTCAGTTTCTGTAACTAATGAAATTAACATCGGTTGGGGTGGATTAACTTGGGGTGCAAACAATTGGGGAGATTTAGCAAATCCAAACGTTGGTCTTACAGGTCAAGCATTATCAGTTTCACTTGGAGATGAATCGAATACAGCAGATGCAAATGTAAGCGTAACTGGTATAGGAAGAAGCGTTACATTAGCGAGTGCTGTTGCAGGAACTTCAGTAGATCCAAATATAACAGGGTTAAGTCTTGCTGCACAACAAACAAGTGCTTTTGCAGGTGAATTGGTTGTAGTTGAAGTTACGAGTCCTGTTTCAGATGAATGGGGCACTGAATCTTGGGGTCAAGGACTTTGGGGTGTCGGAGATGGAGTTACAGTATTTGTTGGAACTGACACCGTTCATACAGGAGATGCGAACGTATCTCCTACAGGAGTTTCAGCATCAGGATCATTAGGAACTTTAGGTCAAGCTTCAATATACGAATTTACAGGAGCTCAGGCAGCAGTTGCACAAAATAGTGTATTTGGTGGAGAATTAGTAATTGTTCCTGTAACAACTGCATCAGCTCAACCTTGGGGCTTTACAGCTTGGGGTGAAGGACAATGGGGTCAATCTGTAGGAACAGATATTTCACAAGGTGGTGAAGAGGTTGCAATTCCTTCAGTAGAAGTAGATGTTACTTCAGTAACAGCCGTTTCAAGCACAGGTCAAGAAACAGTAAAAGCTGACGCAAATTTAACTTTAACGACTGCGGGATTATTACAAACTTCTCTTGGTGATGAAGATGCATTCACAAATGTAAGAGTTGCTGTAACAGGTCAAACATTAGGCCCTATAGTTATTGGTGATTATCTAGCAGGAATAAGTATAACTGCAAATCCATCAGGAGTGACAGGAACAGCTACAGCTGGTATAATGGGAATAAATGCATGGGCTGTTGTTGACCCTGGAGTAAGTCCAACTTGGACGGTAGTTGACAAGGCGGCATAAGGCAAATAAAATTAAGTATTTAATAAAGGATATAAATTATGGCATCAAGTTATTCGACAGATTTAAAACTCGAACTAATGGTAACAGGGGAAAACTCTGGAACATGGGGAGATAAAACTAATACAAACTTAAACCTAGTACAACAAGCAGTTGCGGGATATGAATCAATATCAATTGCAGGTGGAGCTCAAACTACTGCCTTAGCAATGACTAATGGAACGATTTCAAACGCAAGAAATGCAGTTATTAAATTATCAGGTACTATTACAGGAAACCAAATTGTAACAATTCCAGATTCAATTGAGAAAACTTACATCGTTGAAAATGGAACTACAGGAGCTTTCACGGTTCAGTTTAAAACTGTATCAGGAACAGGTCCAACTTTTTCTGCAACAGACAAAGGAACTAAACTTCTTTTTGCTGATGGTACAAATGTAAATGATATCTTAAGCAAATCGTCTGGAGTAAATCTAGTAAACAGAAATGAAGTGAGATTTGAAGACGCTACAGGTGGTGAGTATGTTGGCCTAAGAGCTGCGGCAACTGTCGGATCAAGCTTTACTTTAAATCTACCGACTGCTGATGGTTCATCAGGGAATGGTTTAAAAACAGATGGAGCTGGAAATTTATCTTTCGGCGACGTCGCAACAACAGGTAAAGCCATTGCAATGGCTTTAGTTTTTGGTTAATATTAATAATAAAGGAGTATAAAACATGGCGGCACCAAATCTAGTAAACGTAGCAACGATCACAGCGAAATCTGTACAAGCTGCACTTACAACAACACTTACAACTGAGATTCTTGCTAATGCATCATCTTCAAACAAAGTGTTTAAAATTAACAATATCTTAGTAGCAAACATTGACGGAACAAATGCTGCTGATGCATCTGTATTTATTACAAAATCAGGTGGATCACCAATAGCAATTGCTTCTACAATTTCTGTACCAGCAGATTCTACTTTAACAGTTATCGATAAAAACACTTCTCTTTATCTTGAAGAAGGCGATAACATTGAAGCAGGCGCAGGCGCAGCATCAGATTTAGTAATCACTATTAATTACGAAGAATTAAGTTAATAGGAGGTCGTAATCGTTATGGCCAAAATCTTTGTTAAGATAGACAACAGCGAAACTACATTACCTTTAAGGGACACAGGTTCTATTACAGGTAAGCAAGTACTTAACAGTGTCTTATTTGATGATGACGCTACAGTTGAGTTTGTTGAATCTTTTCAAAATGATGGACATTCATACGTCGAAGCAGTAGAAGGTGAGCATATGATAAATGGTTTTTATATTCCTGCCATGTCTAAGTTCACAAACCACAATTCTTACCCAAACACTTGGAAGTTAGATGGAACTACTTTGATTTATGGTCCACCAGAACCATGGCCTATGATTGACCAATCATTATCAACTGATGAAAGTGGAAACGAGTACGATGTTATTTGGGAAGAGGATCCAATGAGATTGATTAGAAAGCAAATAGATTCAGAAGGAGATGTTATCACACCTGAAGTAGTTCAAGTGTATAATACTTCAAGCAACACATGGGAGAATGAATAATGCCAAATAGACAATATTTTAATAATGGTGGTATCATTGGTCCAAACAACGATCCACAAGTATCAGCAGAACAAATAACAACTTTTACTTCATCAGGTACTTTTAACCCATCTGCAGCAACTGCCGAAATTATGCTTATCGGCGGAGGCGGAGGCGGAGGCCCAAACCGAGGGGGTGGAGGCGGAGCGGGAGGCTTATTGCATTCCTCAGAGCACCCACTTAATGGATCACCTTACCCAGTTTCAATTGGTGGCGGTGGCCCTGGAGGCGGAGGTGGCCCACAAAACTTTCCAGGTGGACAAGGTGGACAAACTACATTTGACGGACACACTGCAATCGGTGGTGGTTTCGGAGCAGGACACGGCGGTAACTCGGCGGGCGGCGCTGGAGGATCGGGCGGAGGAGCAGGACACGCAGGAGGTCCAGGATCTCCAGGATCAGCTCAACAAAACCCAAGTGGCCCTTTTACAGGATATGGAAATCCAGGCGGAGGGGGCGGAGACCCCGGAGCTGGAGGGGG